TACGTCCAGCAGCAGATAAACCACCCTTGGGATTTTTGTGGACCTTTCTCATTTCTCCTCTTCATCATGTACAGGCTGTGTAAACTTTGGGTTTCTTCGCCATATTTTTTGTGGTCTTTCTACATAAGGTTCTTTAGGTTCTATTTTTTCTTCTTCCTCTTTTTTTTCTTCTTCAGCCATTAAAGCAAGTTCCTTGGATTACGAACTCCACCACCAAGTTTTTGTTTTAAATTTTTTTCAGCAGCATCTGGACGAGTTCCACTAGGCATAAACATTGCCATTAAACCACCTTTTTTTCTATTTGAAGACGATGCTATAATAGACTTTTGTCTTTTTTCTTCAGCAGTAGCAGCAGCCTCTTGTGCTGATACAGTTTCCTCAACAGCCGGAGAAGGTGGTGGAGGAGCCTTTGGTCTTGAAAATAAGCCACCCATTAGTAATACCTCGCAAACATAAAATGATCCTTTCCATCTGGTCCATAATTTTTCAATGTACCTTCTTCAGTAAAGTAACACCTTTTTGCCCATCGTACTGCTTGAAAATTGGTTGAATGTACGGTGAATTGTAATCTTTTTAGCTCTTTTTTCTCTGCATAATAGTCAAAAAACAGCAACGCAGCCCGGTGCATAGAGATAGTTTTACGTTTAATATGTCTTGATGGAAGGAGCCACGCCTCGGCTACACCATTCCATAATGGAAAACAACCAAACATGGCATAGATCATACCGTCACCCATAGCTGTAAAGCTGTCACCTAAGTCTGCAAAACTTGATAAATACGATGGGTAATCGTGAAAATGCATAGACAGTTCATTATGATGGTCATTTAAATCTATACGCTTATAGTGTTCGGGTTGCCATCGTACAATCTGATGGCGTGGGTAGTCCATCCGGGTTACTCGGTTTATTTCATTAAGAGAAAACATCAAAATCTAATACCTTTGCTTGGGTTGTTTGTTGCCTGTGTGTATTTCTTACGGTCATACGTCTATGCTCGCCACCACCTAACAGGCAGTAGCCTAGAGCATCACCGACATGGGAATGTTCATTTTTATTAGGTGTATCTTTAAACCGTTCTTGCCCAGCACCAATCGCTACACGCTTAAAGTGATACCCACCAGCTAGGCTTTTTCTTAATCTCTGGCATTTACGGTCCACCATAAAACCGGGCTTACCGTCAATCAAACGCCCCATAGGTATAGCACACGCCTCACGCCTCGTCCTAAAATCATTAGTCGCAGTTGGTTGTGCCATGATGCCATGTGTCTTTAGATGGGAAAACGCTGTCGTTTCAAAGATCTGATCTCTCTGCATACCAGCCGGGTCACCCCATACATAGGTATCGAACCCGGCAAACCTCATCTCTAGTTCGCTTTTAAGATAAGAGCAAAAGCGTTCCAGACCGATATCAAACGTCACCAATTCATGGAGTATATGCCATCTGCCATTCGGCATCTTCTGGGCAAAGATAGCAGCTGGTGTTAATCCAAAGTCTAAGCCTATATTAATCGGTATACCGTTTAGAGGTTCTAGGTCAGCCGACATAGTCGTATCATCATACTCGGACCATACCGGTCTACCTTCCTGTACATAAGTGTATTTCCCTTCAGCGTAGCAGCGTATCCAATCAAGGTTCTTACCACCCAGCAACTGCAAATAATAATCCTCTGGAAGGTTGTTTACATTCTCAGCTTTCTCATTCACCTTCCACCATTTACTGGCTTGCTGAATAAACCCTTGAGCCTCTGGCATATCTTCTGGAACATCATCTGTCTTAGCCTCGACAACCCCACCGGGCTGATTAAAAAACTGCCATTTAAATTTACCTTTGGGTGTTTCTTTCTCAGCTAGTCGATACCACCAATGATCATCATCGCACGGATTGCTATCCATTATAATCCCATGCCAACTCGCAGATCCATCTGCCTTCGTAGGATATCTGCCGACACGGTGCGTTAGACCATCGATAACGGCTTTAGGTAACTCCTTCGCCTCATTCACGAATGCCCCGGTTAATTCTAAAGATAACAACTTTCGTACATCCTTGGGAGCATCCAGAGCCAAGAAAATAATTTCACAATCAATACCACTCGCATTCTTTCTAGGGGGCAGTTTTAGATGATGCGTTATGGGTGGAGCATGACGAACATTGCCCCAGATATGTTCCGGCAGTAATTCAAGCCAAGTTTTCAATGTTGTGGTCCTTAACATAGGATAACTATTCCTAACCACGGCAAACCGGGTATAGCGTATGCCATCCCTCGGTGACGGTTTCTGCTGGACGGCTCTTCTAAATATCTCAGCACAACAGGCATAGGATTTACCACTACCTACCGGACCCATAATACCTCTTACAAAGGCATTGCTTTTAAGAAAGTCAGCAACCGTAGGGGAGTTCGAGAAGTCTAGTTTTAATCCACTTGGTATATCTTCACTCATTTATTTTCTCCCGGCAGTACCATCGTTACATCCACCACAGCCGGTTTCTCGCTTTCTTTTTCTTGGTCCAGCAACCCAGCACTTTTAGATAGCATCTGCAATACCCTTATCTTATCTATCATTTCAACTTCTATCTGATCACCCGAGCGTGTCGGAGTTACCTTGATCTTCTTGATCGCCTGTAACGCACTCTCCGGGATATCCTTGATCTCTTTGATACTGACATTGTTATCCTCCCATTGCAGTACATCGGTTATATTCGCACTCGCCAAACTCAATAGTTGGTTAGCCAACTGGTCACGGTTATCATAGATAATGCTAGACCCTCGCAACCGTTTCGTAATCGCACCAACCCCAGCAAACCGTCCATTCATCTTCGGCAGTTTAGACTTTCTTGCCATTAAAAAGGTGTATCCTTCTTCTGCTCAAAGCATTGCAGCCAGACATCACCGTCCTTATTAGGCAAGGGAAGGGCATTGAGCTTGATGGACCGTTTACCGTCAGCCTTTTCCAGCAAAACACCGATGGTCATCCACCGGGTCTTTTCTACACCATCCCTCTGATAAGTGCCTTGTGATTGTACTACGTCATATTTTTTATCCATTTGTTTCTCCTATATTGGTAAAAGCATTTGTGTGTTGTTGTTATTTACTATTTCGTAATTTTTATTTTCATTTTTTGGGTAATTTTGTATTGGATACTGCAAGTTTTTTAAAAACTTTTTCTTTTCTTTTTTATTGCCTAAAAAATAAAAATACCTATGTTTTCTAGCCCTTTCTTTTAAATATAATTTTTCTCCATATTTTTCTTTTAATAAGGTATGCTTATCTATATTTTTATTTTTGTCGTATCGACCCACACTATCTGCAATCGATGAATGATGCATATGCTCTAAACCTTCTACAGCATAGTCAGTAAATTTATTGCTTAAACCAGTATAAATCCAGTTTGTAGCTTGATAAATATATCCAGTATGGTTTTGAGAAGTGTCAGCATAACTCACAATAATATGAGGTTTTGGCAATTTCTTTAAACATTGAGAAACAAAAAAAGAAAGTGTGTTTTTAATTAGCCCTTCATTAGTAACTAGCCTGTTTAACTCTAAAAAACAATCGGTGTATAAATTATTACATGAGCCTTTGATTAAAGTGTGGCTCATAGGTTTTCCAAAAGAACATACACCAGATAAAAAATTATCTACATATAAGCCAAAAACAAAAGATATTGATGGCATTCTTTTCGCATAATGTACTTTTTTAAACCAGTAGTACGTTTCTTCTTTTTTTATTTGGATCACTTTTAAATTGTCCATTCAAAACTCCTATAGTGCTAAAAATGGTTGTTGTTGTAATTTGGTCATCCAGCCTAAAACAATAGGCGTATTTTTATTGGGTCCAAATGCTATGCAAGTTCCGTCAGCACTATCACAGCCTAGTACACTCGCAACTCGTATTCTCTGCCAAGTATTCACTCGACCCATGTGGACCCATTTATTTTTTTCTTTAGCAGCCTTAATTAAATCCCCGGCATACTGGCTTAATTTCCATTCAGTAGAACCACCGATAAACAGGCAATCAAATTCATCCCAGTATACCGTTCTCGGCACTTCACCGTCTTGACCAACATACGCACATTTAAATCCTAACGAGCGTATCTGCCTTAACATAGGCAAACTTCTTTCTTTAGTCGCAACAGCATCAGCTACTACATCTGGAGCTACAGCAAACAAACAATTCTTCTGCTCAAACTTGTTTAAAAACTCCAGATACTTTTCATCGGAATATTTAGAGGGCTGGGCAAAACAACCATTGTCAATCGCCCACGGCTTATCAATATAATCACTTCGCTTAGTGTTATAGCCGTTAAAGGTCAGTATAGTACCTATACGATCTTCTTTAGTCGCTTTGCCAGATAGGTAAATCATAAAGTACAGACCACCTTAATACCAGAATGATAGCCAGTTACTTTAACTTCACAGTTTGTAAACTTGTCTTTTATTTTTCTAGATAAAGGCTCTTGATATATTATGAGTAGGCTATGGTCTTTTATAAAATCCACTATATCTTCACATTGAATAAAAAACTTTGATTTTAATTCTACTTCATAAACATCATGCGTATCATCTACAGGACATTTACCATGTAATTCAAAATGGTAAGTATTCATCCTAATACTCCGACTTCTCTAGGCGATACCAAATAATTCCAGCACCAATCATCTTCGATACCGTCATAACCAGTAAACCGTACCAGCTAAAGAAACCGAGCATAGACATAAAGATCGCACTATCGACCGGAGTGCCTAACGCAGAAGAATATAAAATCCTATCTCTTAACGGCCTACCACTCCAAGTATAGACAGCCCAATCGATAAATTCCGATACTAGGAACGCCACTACCGAAGCTATTGCAACATATTGGTCTGCCATCATATACGACAACAATGCACCTACCAGCATCGCAATAATTACATAATGTCCTATTTCCCTTTGGGCATAGTCACGCCAGACAAATACAAAGCCTATAAGAAAAGACATTGGAGCTAACATCTGATTACCCGGTAATGGGATCATAGGCAAATAACTAAACCCTAAATTTGCTATAACTATTCCAGCTATGTAAATTAATGTTTGTTTGTATTTCATAAAAACTCCTTAATGAAAAAGTGGAAAATATTTTTGTGATGCCCCCCACTATATATACGCAAGGGGGGAGGGCATAAGGTGCGTTCTGCGATACAGAGATTTTTTACACCGTATTCTGCGTGTTCCGATGGCTCTAGGAACATCTGGACTTTGTACACCCTAGTCATACTGCTGCCTCTTTTTCTAGAAAGTACTGCAATGTATTGGGTGGCTGCTTGTTGTCCTGTAACCTCTGGCTTACTACCTTGGTTGCTAGGTCTTTGAACTGCTCAGTAGAGTATCCAAGCTGTAGTAGCTGATCTGCTATTACTTTATCATTCTCTGTTGCCTTCCATTCAGATCCATACACTTGTCTTACTACATTCATGTAACTGTTGATTATACCATTTATTAAGATTTCCTTATTATATATATTATTATATATATTATTATTGTTATGCATTACCTTTACGGTGATATTAGTATTACCTTCACGGTCATGTTTGCCATCTTCTATTACCTTCACGGTCATATCAGTATCTTTTATATTACCTTCATGGTCATGTGACTTATTACCTTCACGGTAATACTTATTGTAGTACTCTAATGGTATTTCGTGGTCTTTTTCATTCGGTGGTCTTCCCCAAGCTGATGACCATACATCTCCCGGTTTCCAGTTCTGTAATCTAACTCGCCACATTGCCTCTTGGTTCGTCATTACTTCCTTCTTTACCGGCTCTTTAGGCTTGTCTTGTGGCTTGTTAAAGTATCCCAGCTTGTACGGTGAACCCATCTTATTATCGAGTGCTATCCATGTTTCCTCTGTCTGTAATCCTAACAGCCATAAAGCTACATCATTATAGATACGCTCAAAGGAATAGTCTGGGTTATCCTTGGCGTACTTCTTAGTGATAACGTAGGCTAACTTCTCCTGTTTCTCTGTTAACTCACGCTCGTAATGCTTGGGCTTATAAACCTTCTTGAGTGTTTCCTGTACCTTGTTATCGTCTATCTCGGTGGTATCTGCCATCTGCTTATCGTAGTCGATCGATGGATCTAATATAACACGGTATACATTGCCTCTATGACCTATAGGTCTTCTGGGATCGGAGTTTCTTTTCTTCTCTACATAGCCCCAATCAATTAGGTTCTTTATGTAACCAGATATTTTACCCTCTGAAGTGCCAACTACTTTAGCGATTGTTTCCTGTCCTACAAAACAAGTATTGCCTCGCTTCTCATTCTGATGACTGCACAAGACAGCCAGAACTCTAAAGGCAACTGGTGAACCCTTCTTAATTTTACGAGTAAACCTTATATCACCGTAAGATCTAGCTGGCATGATAATTACTTGACCGGGGCATTGATATTCTCCGTAGCCTTTGGGGGGATCTCTGAGTGGATCGGGTGTTACTTTACTTATCTTCATTTGAATACTCTTTCCAACTTTTAGCCTTATGTGGCTTTTTATTTACAAAATCCAAAGCAAACGTAGAACAATTAATACATTTGTATGATACTTTAATTCGCTCTATAGCTGAGTATTTTATCAATTTTCCTATGTTTTTCTCTCTTTTGAAATAAGTTTGATCTTTTTTGGATATTATTTCCATAGAGTTACTACAACTAGGGCATAACTTAGCTTTTTCTTTACTTACTTTCATTGTTCTTTCTTTCCCTAATCGTATCCGTAACGTAAACGCCACAAGTATAACATTTACGCTCTATAAAGTTCTTCTGAGTACGCAATGTGCTTAGTGCTGATTTACATACCGGGCAAAAGTTTTCCTTTGTCTTGCTGTTATTTGTCATCGAATTTACGCCAACTTTTAAAAAAACTACTTTTAAAGTTCATATTCCTTAACTGTCTATCCTGTGCCTCTTTATTGCCTCTATGAAATAAGTTAAGGCTTTCATTCTTTTCCATCATCTCATCAAATGAAGCCATAGATGACACTTGGTATACTTGAGTTTCTTTAGGATAATATCGACCGTACTTGTCATATTTTTCTGCTAAGGGATCATCTTCAAACATTATGCTACGTCCAACTCTTTAATAACTTCATCGTATATCTTACGCATCTTACGGCTCTTTTTAATTAACAGCTTGCCTCGCTTAGCTCCCTGTACAATAGTCGTATGATCCCGGTTAAGGGCATTGCCTATCTCAGTAAATGGCTGCCAAGTCTTTTCCCGGCATATCAAATACAATAAAGTCCTAAATGGTTGGGTGAGGTGGCTCCTTCTTTTATTAAGCAGTTCATTTGGTGGGCAGCCTGTTACTCTACTGATGGCAAGGACCACTTTACGGATTGATACTGTTTCGGTGAGATCTCTAAGATCTTCGTTCCGGGATACATAGCTTCTACTAGTTTCTTCTTTAATCTGTATACTGGCGTTTTGAACCCCTTCACATCCTCGACTATCCTCTCTCGCCCGGAGAAGTATCGGAAATCTGCCATGTATTTGCATATCTTTACTCCATCTATCTGTATCGTGTAGCTTGGGTGGACCTCTAAATGATGTATCTCTCCACGCTCAAACTTTGGCTTTAATGTGTGCCAGTAATGCTTGGCTTCAGCTTGACTATCGAAAGTATAACCATCTAATTTAACTTTTTTTGCTCGATATTTCAATGACTTAACCGTTATTAACCCTAGATCACACACTTAGCTATTGTAATTCACAATATATGTGTATATATTTAGTACAAGTGATAATTTGGTGAACATTAAAAAAAGGGGAATAGAATGTCGCACAATATATATTTTGACAATCAAAGTGAACAAAGGGTAGACTAATGGTGTACGCTAATCATGGTTTCGAGAGTGGTATGCCAGTATTTAGACAAGACCACGGTCTACAGCACAAAGGTAAGTATGCTTGCCTAGTGCGTGTATCTACAGACAAACAGGATGTAGAAAACCAAATCTACAATATAAAACAATATCTTAATGGTGGTGACCATGAGGTGAAATGGTTTAAGGAAGAGGGCGTGTCTGGTGCATTGCCCTTTGCTAAACGACCAGTATTAAAAGAGGCTTTAGACTATTGTAGAAAAGAGAAAGCTACATTGATAGTTTATAGCCTCTCTAGATTTTCAAGAAGAAACTGGGAAACAACTAAGTTCTTTGAGGAAGAAGTCCACAAAAAGAAGTTTAAATTTATTGTTGTTGATAATCCATCACTTAACCATACTAATGTAGGATTTTATGCCACTATACAATATATTGAGCGAGAAAATATAAAAGATAGGACTAAAGCATCGTTTAATCGCATTAAGGCTGAGATAGCTGATAAGGGCTATTATAAATCTAAAGCTGGTAAGATTATTCAGAAACTTGGTGTCCATGACAAGCTGCAAGAGGCTGGTCAGAAAGGTGCTGATACCGTGAGGAAATTAGCAGATGACTTTGCAAGAAATAACTTGCCATTAATAAAGTCACTTATATCTGAAGGTAACAGTTACAGGGGTGTAGCATCTATCTTAAATGATAGAGGTATTACATCATCAAAAGGGGGCGAATGGTATGCCTCTTCAATATCAAACTTAATAAAAAGGGGAATTAAATGAAAAAAATTTTAGATATTTTTATCCATGTAATAGCATTTGGTGGAGTTATATTTGCAGCTTATGTATTGCTTGTAATGGGCTGTGTACTTACTGATGAATGTTACTACTTTTACGGTGGTGTATAATATGCCTAAGTTTACTATTACCGGGAAAGAATTAGGTGCGAGTGAATGTGGAGCGATTGTATTAGGCAAGACTGCATTTACCACTAGAGATAAAATATTACAAAATACCAAGGATGCTATCAAAGGCATTGAGGTCAACAAAGGTAACTTTAATTCAGCTAGAGCAGAGTATGGTAACCGTTATGAGGTTGTTACAGGCACATGGGCTAGTGATATATTAGGAACTACAATTAAGTTTCCAGATCATGCTCATCGCCATGAAGATCTTAGGATGGGTGCTAGTCTAGATGCCATTATATCTACTGATACTTATATAACTGTCACTTGTCCTATTACAGGCAAGCTACATACCTTTGAAGGTCCAGAAGGTATCATGGAAATAAAAACAGATAACAACCACAGGGGAGTTCCAAAAGAGGAATGGATAATACAAGTCCATCATCAAATGATTTGCTCCGGGTTACAATGGGGAGTAATTGCTGTAGCTACGCAGAAGATGGGTGAGCCAATAATATATCCTGTTCCTAGAGATCCAGAACTAGTTGCTAAAATACAGAGAAAGGTAGCCGAGTTCTGGGATTTAGTTGACAACGATGGCAGCTATCCACCACTTGCACCACCCTCAAAAGAGAGTGTGGACTTAACGCTATTGCTCAGAAAAACTAATACTGATCTTGAGGTATTATGTGGCGATTATCTTAGGCAATCGGCAGAGGCTAGGGAAAGTAAAAAGTTAGCTGATGAAATTCGGGATAACATTGAGATAGCTATGCAGAGCATGGGCATAGAGTTAGGTCATGTAGGATGCTACCAGATCAAATGTGCAACAGTAAAAAAATTTAAACGCAAGAGTGTTCCGACTACTGAGGAATATGAAAGCATATCATTTTCAATAAAACAAACAGAGGTGTATGATGAGTAAAGTAAGTATATTAGAGCCTACTAACTTAGGCGAGGCAATGGAATTTGCCAAACAAATATCAACTACCAATATGGTTCCACAAAATTATAGAGGTAAACCAAATGATATTTTAGTAGCTATGCAATGGGGATATGAGATTGGTCTAGCACCGATGCAAGCCTTACAAGGCATAGCTGTCATTAATGGCAAGCCATCTATCTACGGTGATGCTTTATTAGGTTTAGTTAGAAAAGATCCCCGATGTATGGGCATAGAAGAAAAGATAGAAGGTGAAAACGAAAACATGAAAGCTATCTGTATATTAAAAAGAAAGCATACTGATGGAAATATAGAATTAATTAAGCGTGAGTTTAATGTTCAAATGGCAAAGCGAGCTGGGCTATGGGGGAAAACAGGACCTTGGAAACAGTATCCGGAAAGAATGTTGCAGCACCGGGCGAGGGGAAATTGTATTAGAGATGCATTTCCAGATGTTATTAAGGGTATGATAACAAAAGAAGAGGCACAAGATTATCCGGCAGAAAAACAAAGCGATATGAAGACCGTACAAAGGGCAGAACCTACATCTAGCACTATGATTGATAGTCAAGATGTAAAACATATCTCTCAGAGCCTTCCTATCGAGAATAAATATATATTGCAGTTAACCAACGGCACAAATAAGGAATTTGATAGTGCTGATACATGGGCTGTGGAATATGACAAGGTTTTGAGGACTATTTTTGAGTATGATCAGATGGACCACGCTCAGAGGCGAACTAAAATGAAAGAGTTAGAAAATCTTAATGAAGAATTTATAGATGACATTCTACCAGACTACCTTCGCCAGACAATTAAAGAGCAGCGTATAAAATTTAATAAGGTTCTGAGTGTTGAGGGAAGGGAGCAAGATGATGCAACAGGATAATTATGGGCTTACTCCAGATCAATCAGATCTATTAGCTTATATAACAATGTTTCATAAAGAGTTTAACATTTACCCGACTATCAAAGAGATGATGGCTGGTGAGATAAATGGAAACCAAGTTATTAAGAAACGAAACTGGTCTAATGCAATATCTAAAATGCTTTTTGCCTTAGAGCAAAGAGGCAGAATAAAAAGATTAAAAGGTTATACCAGAGCCATTACTCTGATTGATCAAGATTAACTAATGCGTGGCTCCGGGTTTCTTCATTTCTTCGGAGCCATCCTTTCCCAAAATGTTCAAAGGTTTTTAACTTCCTATAAAAAGTTTCTCTTTCAACTGATATCATTTCTATCAATTCTTTAGGATCTTTCTTGCCTACCTTTTTTAATGTTAATGGACCTAGACCACCATCCTGTTTAGCACCTACACATTTCTGTAATGCTTTGACAGCACGACCACAACCAGAGTTAACAGCCCAATCAAATACAGATATATCTAACCCGGAAGGCAAACTGTCGGCGTTAACCTTATCCCAATATTGTTTCTTATATATCTCAGCTACATGGAGATCCGGCATTGCTCGCATCTCTTGCTCTGTCGTTACCTTTTCCATAAAAGCATCATAAACTTTTTTAGTAATGCCTTTGTTAGTCATGCCACCGGGATCATTAGGATGATTTACAAAACCACCTTCGTGTCTTAGCACCATAGATAATGCTCTTTCAAAATTACCTTTCATGTTAACTCCCAAAAATTAATATTAAAATTCCAAAGACGTAGCTTATAATAAGTATCTCAATATCAAGCGAAATCATTTTTTCTTGTTAAGTAATTGAAGACCTTGCTTGCCAAAGCGATACCCAAAGCTACTGCCTATAACAATGTACAGCATATGATGAAACCAGCTAGGCGTATGCTGATCTAAAAAAATAAAACCTTCTTTTACATACTCTTGGGTCCACGGTAAAAAGCAGCAAGTAAGCACACCTATAAACCAAAGTGACCACGCCTCATCCTTCCAACTGTCAGACATCTGTGCTGTTAATGCTTGTTCGTTAAGCATCTCTGATGTTGCAGAAGTTTCGTAAACCTTCGCTTCGGCTCTGGCTTTAGCTACCTTTACCTCTGTTTCTGCTTTGGCTTTGTTAACTCTGCCTTCCAACCAAGTACCAGCGAGTGAACTGATTGGACCTATTATAGCATTAAACATATTGTACTCCTTTATTTGGCGAGAGATGATTGCAGATTATTTTAGCAATTAAATAATTTAATAAAGTTTATTAAAGTTTAAATTAAACAATCATCCCTCATAACTTTGGTGAGAAAGGCTGACACCCTCATGCTAACCTTCCTCATAACTTTTTTATAAAATGTGGATCCTCTTTATCGTAAACAAATATTGCTTTTTCCTTGTCCGTTTTTTTTTCCATAATCTCTTTCAACTCATGTTTTAATTTATTTATTCGCAATCGTAGTAGCTGTACCTTTTCTTCTAGTTCGGTCATTTATCTTTTTGAGGTATGCAATAAGCCTTGATGTAAACCTTATCCCCAGCAATTCGTTGCGAGATGTTCTGGTCAACGACCAGTTTTTTGTACTCAATGCAAGTCTTGAGATCAGTAAAGAACACATGGTCCGGCTCTATATCTGTTCCCTGTAACAACACAATCAATACCCATATCAACTAGACTTACCCATAAACAATCCTAGGGCTACAGCCTGTGCTGAAGTAATAACTGACACCATGCCCGATTGCTGTAGGGTAGGGTTCTCTAATCCCATATACCAAAACACCGTGGCGTATGTCAGATACATATAAAAAAGTATTAACGCCCTTGGTATGATCCTCAAACTGTCAATGGCGTGTGACCATTGCTCTACTAATTGTGTCATCTTTGTCATAAATTACCCATCCTTTTTAAGTAAAATAAATATCCAATCCACATAACAACACCACCTATAATTGTGCATAAAAGTACAATCCCAACTATGTTAAAAATTTTTCTTTTAAACTCCTGTACTTCATATATTTGTTGTTGCCTTTCCTTTCTAATTTTGGCTTGTAGCTTCAGTATCTCCGACCAAGAATTAGGTCCGTAAACGAGGTTTACATGGGTGCGAAGTTGGTCTTCCATCTCTTCAGCTTTCTTCTTAAAAGCAAATGCATCTAACGCTTCTTTCTCTATTGAAGATCCATTGAAAACCTTCTTAAAAATACTCGGCTTTTGAGCCATCGAGTGAGCGTGTTTAACATCTGATATAGCTCCCATCCATCGTCCGAGGTCACCATACATACCCTCTATCGATCGCCCTGTTTCAAAACCTTTGCAGATTATTTTATATGCCGAACTTGCAATAGCAAAAGCCGAAACAGGATCCATTTATGACCCCCTCATAAGCACACCTACCAACAACAAAATAGTTGTTCCAGCCGTGCCGATTAGTACCCCCTCTAACCTTTTAATTCTCAATATAGTTTCCTTCCATCTCTCAGAAGAAACGGTTTCAAAAGACGTAAGCCTTTTATCCAACTCATGTATTGTCGGCTTGCTCATTCTTCTTCGGTCTACCTTTCTTCTTAGGCTGCTCTGTTTTAGGTTCCTTCTTCTTAGGTTCCTCTTTCTTTTTACCCCAACCCGGTGGGGCTAAGTGGGGATTTAAATCATATATATGGGGCATACGTCACCTCTAGGTTGTGTACATTAAAGTTATAGTTTTGTTTCATACATTTTAACTTGGCTTAGTTGGAAAAGTAACATTGTCTAAATCAGATGCTTTAGTAATATCTCTTAATTCTTGTCTGTATTTACGCCATTCAGTTGCATTGCCACCATTATCAACTAAAGTATTTATTTTATGGTCAGCTTCTGTTAACAAAGGTTCTCTTCTATTTCTTAAACCTTTTTTTATTCTTTCAGTTTTTCCGTCTTCCCACTCTTTTTCTTGTTTTTCTTTTAATGCAATTTCTTCAGAAGTTAATTCAACTTTAATACCATCCACTTGTTTGTATAACTTTGTCATATTTTAATTCCATATAAACTAATTGTTCCACTTGTTAAATTTCCAGAACTTGCAAAAATACTTATTGTATCAACTTTACTTGTTCGATTAACATTATATTTATTAATAGTTTGAGAATTTCTTAATTTTGAATAATATTCATTAGATGTCATTCCACCTGAATCTAATCCTTCCATACCTTTAATAAGTGTTGTGCTTCTTAAATTATAAAATCTATATCTTGCAGACCATGACTCTCCATCTCCTGTTCCTAACGATTGATCTGAATCAACTGTTAAATGTATTTCACTAGATTGTGCTTGACTAAAGGTATCGTGTTCACCATTATCTGAAGCTTTTGTACCAAACATTTTCATTGACGTTGAATAGTCAGAAGCACCAGTTGAAAGAGAACCTCCAACACCTAATCTTAACTGTAAAGAAACATCATCTGTAGCTGGAATTAAATTTTTTACATATACATCATAGAGATCATAGTCATCAGTTATAAGAGAGCTTCCAAAATTAATGGTAGCATCATTACTAATAGTTGTTTCATTTAAGAGAAAACCACTAAGAGTTTTCATTGAGCTTCTTAATCTCGCATTACTCATATTAGATACTCTGACTTTCTATAAATGTTTTGTATGCTGTTTTAGTATCATTATCCCAAGCAACCTCAGCTATTGCTTTTACTTTGGCATCTTCACCACTTAAATCTGTCGGTGTATGTGTCCATTTTCCATCACTATCTTTTGATGAACTAAATGGTGCTAAAGCATGACGATGAAAAGAACGAGTTAGTTCTTTCTTAGAACCATCTGCTTGTTCTTCTTTTATTACAGTTGCTTGTCGAACTTGTATATGCCAACTACCAACAATTTCTATTTTATCGTATTCTATTTCTTTAGTTATATCGCCTTGTGCCATATTATTTTTCCTTTATGCTGTTGCTAAATAACAACCAGTTATTCTCATAGTTGTTCCATTTACATCTGAATATGTCATATCTGTTGCTGATTTACCTCCAGACAATCTATTATGTCCACTATGTGTTTGTGCTAAAAATGATGCACCACTAGGAAGTGAACCACCACTATGAAATATTGTACAAGCTGATGTATCACTAGAAGCAAAAGGCAAACCAGATATTTCTACACGATTACTGCTCGTTCCACTAAAATTACACGAGATATTAATGTAAACTACTCTTCCAATTTTTACATAATTTCTTTCAGATGAACTAAATGTTATCCCACTACCACTAATTAAAGAAGCTGTCCAAGTACCAGTTTCGTAACTGTCCAAAAGTTCAGATGTCATACCACCAGCATTAGATACAGCACTAAAATCTATTCCGTGACCACTTGTTCCTATGACAAGGTTGCCATCAGAAATAGTTACATCACCTGCCGTACCTAATGTTAATTTCGTGCTTACACTTGAATTTCCGAAAGCACCAGATGTGCCAAAATAAAGATTACCAGATTGGTCGCCTTCAATATTTGATACAATGGTAGAACCTTGATACATCTCAATTTTACCACCTCTGTTATTACCCTCTAATCTTATCGTTGCATGAGAGTTTGATGCACTTTCATCTAAATGTAATTGTTGAGCAGGCGATGCAGTTCCAATACCAACGTGTTCAGAACTATCAATCGTTATAGTTGTAGTATCAGCATTGTCATCTATACCAACAGAAGTAAATGCACCAGTATGAGTTACAGCACCACTAAACGTACCACCAGTTTTAGGCATAGCATCAGATAAGCTAAAGACATCATACACAACTATCATCACTTCATCAGAAGCTGAAGCACCACTTGTAAGAGTTACTTGATTAGCAGTGTTGGTATTGTAATCAGCAGTGTCTAGTAGAACACCATTAAGATATACGTCTACAAGAGAACCACTATCTATCTGAAGTATCTTGCTATCTAAATCTGTGCTTGTGAAATCTGTTTGATTTGAAGTAGCAGAGTAGCGATACCTTTCCCTAATTCCAAAGCCGTCTGAACTTTTTCCTATGTATGGCATGGTTTATCCTATTCTGGTTTTTTATTTGCTTCTTCAGCTTCTTTAGCAGTAACCACTACTTTTAAATCAAACGCTTGTGTAACTTGAGCATCTTCGCCAGTAGCGATTGTAACTCCATTAGCATTGCAATGTGCTACATTTAAAGCAATAATTTCATCTTTTGCTTTTCTTGCTCTGTTTTTAGCAGCATGACTTATCCAATCCAAAGTTCCATCAACAATGTAAGTCATTGCTTTGTCTTCTGTATCTGTTAATTCTATTTCATATTTTGCCATCTATTTCTCCTTATTAAGCTATTAACTGTATGTTTATTCCACCATAATTACCTTCATGTAATTTACTACTTACGTTTCCACCACCAAAAAATGCTTTAATAGTGTCATTGGCAGAAGCAACAATAATTGCATTACAAGCAATATTATTAGCACCTGCTTTACCATCATTATCATCTTCATAAGCAAACATTACAGTTGTGCTATTTAGTTTAATTGTTACAAAAGCATAGGAATCTGGATTAAGTACCATACCAAAAAAAGAAACAAAGTAACTCCCATCTATTGGACAAGTAAATGTATTACTTGCAAAATTATTTCCTATATCTGTTTGTTCTACAAAAGGAACAATTGTTTCTGTTCCACTACCATCAACAGCGACTAGTCTTGAACTCCCACGAATAGCATTAAGTCTTGGTTGCAATGGCTTAGTTACACGACCATTTGCATCTACAGTTATACCAGTAGCAGTTGTACCACTAGAACCTCCAAATATGTTCATAGTGCCATCGTAACTTCCAACAAATCCATTAGCACCAGATATTTGAAGTTGAACACCGTCACTATCACCAGTTCCAACAGTTGAATTTCCTAATTGTACTCTAGCTAAACTATTGTTATTGACTATTATTGCTGGGTTAGCAGTAGCCGTTATTGTGCCACTTGTATTGATTGCAATATCACTCGCTAAATCATCACCAGTAACTGTACCATCAGTTATCTCACTTCCACTGACTACATTCTGTGTTACTGTTTTACCTACATGACCCATACTTTACTCCGATATTGTATCTACTGCTGACACAACAACATCCATAGAGTTTGTTGCATC